CTCATTGATAGAGTTCTACATTTATTTCCTAAGACAAACCGTTTTGTCATAGAAGACAATATTCGTGAATATAATTCTATTTTGAAACGGACTTCAAAGAAGTATTATGTAATGAACAAAATTTGTGTGGATATAATTAGCTTCTTTAGGAAGAATAATAAGATTCTTTTGAACTTTAATAATTTAAGTGAAGAAGAAAAAACATTTTTCTTAATGGATGGTATTTTTGATGATGTTCTAAAAAATACGGAAGTAATAGCTATAAATAAAAAAATGCATGATATGAAGATGGAAGTATTAGATAAGTGGAAAGGTAATGTAATCATTGCAGAGAATGGAATATGAAGATATTAGCTATAGGCCCATATATAGGATCATGGGAGGAAGAGATATTTACGTTTCGTCCTTATGCACGTTGGTTATCGGAAGCAATTGAGTGGGATAAAATATATTTGTCTACTCATTTAAACAGAATATTTTTGTATGAGAATTTTGTTCCATCTGAAAATATAATTCCTGTATTCCAGCAATATAGTCGTGACGAAAAAAATCAAAAAGGGTATATTCACAAGAAAATACATAAAAGAGATTTCAGATTAGTTTTAAGAAAATTCAAAGAAGAAATTATTAGAAGAGAAAAATGCAATAAAAGAGATATAGAGATTCATCACCTTTCATATTCAAAATCCACTCCTCCTTATTCAATATATAATAAGCTATTTGAAGATATTCCAGAAGTAAATATAAAGATACCAAAGAGACATCAAAACAAGATAGTATTCATTCCAGCGAAGACAGAAAAAATAGAAAAGCTTGCATATGTTTACAAATGGTTAAAAAAGAGGTATAATGCAATTGTAGTAGGAAGTACTGATACATGGTTTTCAAATGATAATGTTATACTGGAGAAAGTTGATTACTTTGAAAATGGCTGGAAGTATCTTGTACAATATATAACACTAGCCAAAGCAATTATTTGTCCAGCGTCTTATTGGACTGGATTAGCGAATCTCCAGAGGAAACCAGTTTTTTCTTGGGGAGAAAATCCAGGGCAATACAGATATGAAGGGATTTATAATTTTGGGAATAATAAATGTGTAGTCATTCCTGATTCAGATGATCCTGAAATAATAATAAAAGGAATGGAGGACTTTTTAAAAAATGAAGTTTAGAGATTATGTTGGAGAAGATGTTGAAAGAAAGGTAAGAAGAAGAAATTGGAATGAGGTAATTCAAGAGGATATTCTTCCAGAATTTACTAAATCAGAAGAACGTAGGATTATTTTAGAAACTTCTATTGGTTTTGGTTTAAGCAAGATGGATTTGAAAAGAGTTTTCGATTATATTAAATCTTGGCTTATTCGTTATGATATAAAACATGAAGCAGTTAATCCATACCTTACAGTCGCAACGGTTGAGGGCAATTACAAAAGAGACAGATTTATTAAAGCTTTAAAAAAAGTTAAAGAAGGACATGTTTTTGAACCAGATGGAGTTTATATTTTAAGAGAAGATAATAAAGATTTTATTATTATAGACTATATCTACAATCATAATTTTGTTGGAGATATCAATGAATGTCTATCTAATTTCAAGCTAGAGAAAAAAGAAAACACATGCTATGTCAAATTATTTTCAATGGAAGCTGAATCTTTTCCATTGTATTTATTTGACCAAATGATTTATAGCCTACCTGAATTGCCAGATGTAGAAGCTGGAAGTGTGGGTTTGTTAGTGAGGAGAAAATGATTTACGAATTCAAATGTAAAAACTGTCATATAACAGAAAAATACTTTCCTACAAATTCTAATATAGAAGTTACTGAATGTAGGATATGCGGAGCAGAAGCAAAACGAATGATATCAAAAAGCTCATTTATTCTGAAAGGAAAAGGATGGGCTAAAGATGGATATAGCAAGGAGAAGTAATGGAAGAAAAATGTGAAGATTGTGGAGTGGATTGGATGGAAGATGGAGTTCAACTAGTTTGGGATGAGGATGGGAGACTATTATGTACTGACTGTTTTTTTGAAAGGCAATGTAAGGAGGATTATGATGATTGCTAACGATTGGGAATGTGAGCATTGTGGATATATCTTTGAAGACTGGACTAAGGCAGATGTAGAAATAAATACATGTAAGAAATGTGGACATGATGTTTGTAATAAGATATTTCTTAAAGCTCCGAATTTTGAATTGAAGTATAATCCTAAAACAGATATTTGTGATTGGGATGGAAATACTACTCAATATTATAGAAAATATAATGAAGCAAAAGAAAGAGGAGAAAACGTGAGACTTCCAGAGGAGGGAGAATGAGAAAGTTAAAATGGACTATTTTTAGCTTATTGTGTTGTGTGATTTTTAGTTTATCATGCTTTGCCACTACACAACAAACTCCTAATCCATATGTAGAGCCTAAAGTAAAACAAGAAGAATTATTAGTCAATTATGTATTGGATGCAGTACAAGATTATGTTGAGTCTGTAGACTGGATAACATGGAATCCACAAGAAGATAATAGAGCAGAAACAATTGGAAATATTATTAAGAAATATGGATATTCAGAAGATTATTATGGTATAAATATTTCCTCACTTGGAGAACCAAATAATGGAATGGTTTATTACTATGTTGTGGATACATGTATTTTTTATCATGCTAATTCAGATTTATCTACTTGTCAGAAATTAATTGTTCAAATAGCACCAGTACCAAGAGGAGAAAAAAGATGATTATACACGCTAAACCAGTACCATATTCAGAACCTAGATGCTACTCTGATTGGCATTTCAGAGGAAGCTTTGGAGCACCAATAAAAGATAAACCTAAAGAAGAAGAAAAGGAGTTTATAAAAGAAGAGGAGTTTAAAGTATAATGATTGGAATATGTGACTTTAAAGCACCATATAATGGCTTAATGATGCTTTAAACTAACATTGAGGAGGTTGTTATGATTTTTGTATTCGGATGTGATGGTTATATTGGAAATGCTTTGACTCAAAGATTATTAGCAGAAGGACGTGAAGTAATTGGATTCGATAACTTCTGGAGAAGAGAATGGATAGAAGGAATGGGTAGTATGTCTGCTACTCCTCTTTTAGACATGGATGAGAAAGTCACTCTGTTTAATGAACTGTATAAAGGTACATTTTCCTTTGAGGAATTAGACATTGAATGTGAACCAGAAAGACTAAGGAATATGTTTGAGGATTTTAAACCAGATATAGTAGTAAATCTTGCTCATAATCCCTCTGGCCCATACAGCATGAAATCAAGAAAAAATGCTGATATGGTTCTATCAAACAATTATCTTGGAACAAATAATTTATTATGGATGATAAAGGAAGTAGCTCCAGAGTGTCATTATATTACAATTGGCACTACAGGAGAATATGACCATTATTCCAATATTGATATTGAAGAAGGATATATTGAGATTGAACATAAGGGTAGGAAGAGCAAGGAAATGATATATCCACGTAGGCCAGGGAGCATCTACCATTGTAGTAAAACTGCTTCAACCTATTTGATTGACTACTTAACAAGAGCATGGAATCTAAAATGTACAGATGTCCAGCAATCAATTGTGTTTGGCATTTATACAGATGAGATTAATAAGTATAAAGTCTATAGCAGACTTGATTCAGATGAAGCTGGAGGAACTGTTATCAATAGATTTGTTCTCCAAGCTGTATTGGGAATTCCTTTAACTATATACGGAGAAGGAAACCATCAAAGAGGATTTTTGAGTTTGAATGATAGTGTTCAAGCTTTGATGATTGCAGTAAATAATTCAGCGGAGTATGGACATGTTCAAGTATGGAATCAGTTAAGCGAATGGCACTCAATGAATGATGTTGCTGATATGGTAGGGAAAGTTGCTAAAACTGGATTTGGTATAGATGTTCAAATGGAAAACATTGAAACTCCAAGAGTTGAATATACTGGAGAACATTACTACAACTATGTAACTGACAAACTCAAGGGATTTGATTACAAACCTACACGAAGTATTGAAGAAGAAATTGATTATATGTTTAGAGTTTTACTACCAATGAAAGATGAACTTTTTCCTTTGGAAGCAGTAGTAGAACCTAAGATCATTTTCAACAAACGCTGAAAAAAGGTGATTTAGTGAAAGTTTATTTTCATATAGCATTATTCATTTTAAGCTTTACGATTGTTTTTGCTATCGGCTTAGTAATGCATTAAGGAGAAATAAAATGAAATTGGTTATGTTTATTATAGGAGCTTTGTGTGCTCTGTTAGTTATTTTTCTAGTATATGGAACACCATTACAAGTTATAGATTTGATATTTAGGAGAGCTATATGAATAAGATATGTGTTGTAAATGAGTGCCGTGATCCAGAGGTACTAATTGTTACTCCTTTACTTCCAGACCATGAAGTAAGCAGAGAAACAAAAATCTCAATTAAGAGAAATCAAACCAAGTATACATGGATCAAAAGTTACGGAAATAATAATATTCCTACTAATGCTTTAGAAGCTATCAAGTGGTACAAGAGTTTCAAGAAACTTCCTCCGTTCTATCTTATGATAGATAGAGATATCATTTTGGGAAGAGGGATGATTGACAAGATGGTTACGAAGCTCAAGAAATTTTCATGGGCCGAAAATATAGGATATGTTTATGCATCCTTTGAATTCAAAGGTCATGTGAACCAGAAATTTCCAGCCGTACCATTCGATATAAACAGGCTATTACAGGCCAATTATATAAGCTCTAATTCTATGTTTAGATCAGATGTGATTGAAAAGGTGGGATTAGTAACGGATGATAGATACAAGCGGCTATTGGATTATGCGTTCCTCCTGAAAGCCTTTAAAATGGGCTATCTAGGAGTACCTGTACCAGAAGCCAACTTTGTTGCCAAGAGTACTAAGGATGATATATCCGCTGGTTCTCAGCAAGATTACGTTATCAAGTACAAACGTGTCTTTGAGGATTTTGTCAAGCCTATTCTGGAGGATGTAAAAAAAGCTTGACATTTGGTAAAGCCCATGATATGGTATATATATAATGACGCTATGCGACTTTTGGGGTGTCTAGCATCCCCATAGAAAAAAAAGACTTGACATTTATATCAGAGTATGATATAAATAGAATTAAAGGGCTAAAATTTTAACAAAAGGAGTTTATCATGGCAGACGATTTTTTTGATATAGATGAATTTGTTATTGATCCAGATGAAATAGCTCCAGTAGAGGAAGGGGAGTTATGGGATACAGGTCAAACGCAAGACATTTTTTCAAGTGGGCATCCACAAGATATTTTTACAACAAAAGAGTAACCATAAACCATTCGGTTGCCCTGGCCTAGCTTGCCACTAGGCCATCCCCTGAATCGGTTACAGCGCAAACCGATTCAAACCCCTAGTCATTCTAAATGAAGTGCTGACATTTAGTTTGTCGATGGAAAAATGACTAGGTTCATTGGTTTGATGTGTTTTTCGGGTTGGCACATTGAACCTCCTTTCGTGTGTAGTGGCAGAGGGTTGTCGTTCCCCTCTGCCACTTTTTTTATCTTTTCCTACATTTTTTTCAATTTTCCATCCAAAATTTATATAAATAATAATTAGTAGGATTATACTCTTTTGGAGGAGTGTATATTTGAAGCCTAACTGGAGACTCAAGCGTAAATATCAAATAAAAGCAAAGAATTGTAACAGAAAGAAGAGTAAAAAATATTTAAGGGAGGGAAAGTCCAATGGCAAGCGATAAAATGGATAAGTATTTGCAAAAAAAGCCTAAATACAAAGAAGTAGAAACAATGGATAAAGTTTTTGCTAAAGCTATTGATAAAGCAGATAAAGAACAAGGTAAAAACAAAAAGAAAATGGAAAAGATGTTAATTAGAGATGAGAAAGATGGAATTCAAATGGTGGAGTCAGAAGACGGAGTAATGACTTATTTTACAGGTCAAGGAAACTATCACCAAGCTATCCGCTATGGAAAAAAACCAAATCTTTCCAGAAAATCAAGGTTGCATAATTTACAGTTTGCTAGAGAAGTGCTAGCGGCAGAAGGAGTATTGACTCCAGAGATTGATGAAGAGATTAAAAGAGGAATGGAGGATATTAATGGATAAAATACAGAAATATCTAGGAGAAAATTATGACAAGGATGAGTTCTGGAATTGGTTAAAAGAAAAGAAAACTGTATCTTGTACAATAGTTGAAGGTGGTATGCTCCTTGCTGTTTGTGTTGGAAAAGTTCAAATAAAAGGTGGAGCAATAAAGGAATTCAAAGTCATGGGGAACAAGTCAGAGATTAATTTTCCATATGCCGCTTTTATGCCAAGTCCTGTTAAGATAATGGGTAAAGATGGATGGCATTTAACGGTAATGCGTGGAGCATTAACATATGAGGTTTACTAATGGCAGTTACAGAATATACAGATGAGAATTTTTATGAGCTTACTGATAAGCAGATAAACAATTTTAGCTTCTTGAGACTGTTCAATATTTTGCTGGATGAGGACAGGGAAACAAAGTTTATGAACATCTTTAGGAGCTATATTCTTAATGATAGCGTGTTTACTGAAACTGCTTTCTACAATACATACAAAGTGGCTAACGGAGAATTTTGGGATAACATTTCTTACAATCTCTATGATACTCCGTATCTTTGGTGGATACTGGCTATTTTAAACAATACAGTTAATCCATTTGAAGAGTTGGAAGACGGTCAAATAATCAAAGTGTTAAGAGAAGATTTTGTTTATACACTAGTCAAAGACCTTGAAAGAATAGCAGAGCAAAAGGCTTAAAATGGAACAAGGAAAAACTGATTATCAAACAGAAGGACAAGTAGAATTAAAAAAAGGTGTCTATACGGTTATGCTTATAACTGAATCAGGCAATGCCATTCTACTTAATGAAGACATATACCAATTGTATTTTATAGAAGATATTTACAAGTTTTCTATGGTAGGAAAATTGGTATTTAATGACAGATATAACTTTCTTGAGAATGGGCCTTTTACTGGAGAAGAGAAAATAGCTTTGATATATGGTGTCGGTGAGTCTGATAAGAACATGATCTTTGATATTTGGAAGATTGGTAAGATAACACAATCAGGGCCAGGAATTCGTGAAACCAGCGAAAACATGATAGAGATTAATTTTGTTGATCCTTTCTTTTCAGCACTAACTTTAAGAAAGTACAGTAAAAGTTGGAGCAATAAAAAATACTCTCAAATAATTACTGATATATTAAACAATATGGTATTCGTTAAGTCTGCTGGATTTCCTTTAAACGTAGAGGAATCAAGTAACTCTACAGATTTTATAATTCCGTATTGGACTCCAAGAACTGCTTTAAATTTTTTATCTAGAAGAGCCAAAGGCAAAAGGAGCGGAACAAGCGGATATCTTATTTTCAATAATACTGTAAACGGAATTACTACAAATGCAGTTTCTATGAATTACTTATTACTTGACGTGGATAGAACATTGGACAAAAAACCTTATAGGCTACAAAGTAATATAGTTTCGGATGAAAACAAAATTTTGGAATGGTGGATAAGTGGAACAGATAGAACATCTAATCCAATATTGAGAGGAGGATATTGGAGGGGAAATAATTTTAATACAAAGAGGTTTTTACAAGTAGGGTATAGATATTCAGATGCATCAAAGAAGAATGTAATGTTAGGTAGAAAGACTTTATACACCAGAATGGATGATCTTAGCTCTTCTAGTACTATGGTAGGAGAGTGTTCTATAGAAGAGCTAACAAACATAGCATTTAATGACTGGACTAAACGATATAATATGCAGTTTATTCTAAACATAGTAGTAGAAGGGAATGAGAAAAGACATGCTGGACAACATATAGAGATAGAGTGGCCTGGAATTCAAGGATCAGAAAAAATGAATGATGCTCTTAAAGGTAAGTATATGATAAAGTCGGTTACTCATAGCTTTTGGGGAGGATCAACATATCCATATAGACAAAGATTGGTATGTATAAAAAATGCCTACCATGACATTAATAGCGTTGTATTACATGACTCAGAAGTAACGAATTTATATACAGAGAAGAAACAGGCTAATATTATCAGGAGAAACTAATATGTTAAAAAATGCACCTAGTGATTTACTGCCAGAATCAGACAAAATAATGGGATTTTATAGGGGAGTGGTAGAAGATAACAAAGACCCACAAAAAGCAGGACGTGTAAGGGTTAGAGTGTTTGGATTACATACGGAGCAAAAATATCCTACAGAGACAGAAGGAATCCCTACAGAGGAATTGCCTTGGGCCGAACCATGTCTTCCAATTATGGAAGGTTCTATAAGTGGATTTGGGATGTGGTCTGTTCCAGTACAAGGTTCTCATGTAATGCTGTTCTTTGAAGGTGGTCATCCTTGTCATCCTATGTATTTTGCTTCATTGCCTGGAATTCCAGAAAGTAAAGCTTCCCTGCAAAAATCAATTGGAACACAATTAGAAGCCAGTTCTAAAAATGAGGGTTTTCGTGATCCAGATGGTGTGTATCCTAAATCCAATAGATTAGGGGAACCAGACGTACATAGATTAGCTAGAGGAATAAAAGATGAAACACTAGTTACAACTAAAGAAGAGAATTTAGATCAAGCTATACAGGTAGCATTTGGAGGGAGTTGGGATGAACCAAATCCAGCGTTTGCGGCAAAGTATCCTCATAACTTTGTTTTTACTACTCATGGTGGTTTAACTGTAGAACTTGACTCCACTCCAGGGGCCAAACGCTTTCATATCTATCATCCAAGCAATACATACATTGAGTGTGATAATAATGGGAATATAGTCATTCGTAATCAGGCCGATAAATACGAAATTACATTACAAGGAAGGTATGTTCATATCTACCAAGACAACCAAGAAACTGTAGACGGAGATGAGAGAGTAAAAGTAAAAGGCACAAGGTATATGGAAGTCAATGAGGATGAGAATAGAAAAGTAGATGGAGATAGGAATACTCAAGTAGGAGGAGATGAGAATAAAACAGTAGCAGGAGAATTAAACATAACAGTTTCGGGAACAATAAATATCATTTCATCTACAGAAGTGAATGTAACAGCACCTACTATAAACTTGAATTAAGGAGAAACAATGCCGTTAGCATGTACAGACTCAGTATTAAGAAGCCTTGAAGCAGATGTAAGAGCATTGGAGTCTTATAAATATGATCTTAAAAGTCTTGCAGACTCATGGATTCAAGATGCTACAGGATTTGATTTAGGATCATTAAGCACTCCAGCGGAAATGGTAGAAGATGTACTAGGAAATCTTACGGAGTCTGCTTTAGGGTGTGATGAAGACCAAATTCCTATAGTGGAAGATTATATAGAAAATTGTTTATATAAAGTCAGAAGAGAAATAACAAGAGCAATACGAAATCTTACTAGTGAAATATCAGAAACTACAGGAGATGTACTGACAGTAGCAGAAAGGCTTTTATGTAAAACTCTTCAAGATGTTATTGCTACGTTTGACAAATATAGTCTTAACAGACTTTTAGAATCCATTGATACTAATATAGAATGTATTACTAGTTCAGCCGAATATTATAGGTATGTTGATAGAATAGATGATATGAATGATAGGATCAATACTGTATTGGATGAACTTCCAGTAGACAGTAGTGGTAATTTTGATTTTGATAAATTGACTAGTACGGTTGACTCAGGATTGAAACAGAACTTAGAGATATATAAAAATCAATCAGAAGCAGTAGTAAAAAATTCACAAGCTAATATGCAGAAACAGTTGGAGTCATTAGGAGACTTGAATCCAGCAAGTAGGTTTTAATGGGATTACCACAATGCAGACTAAATGATGTAGGAGTAGGAATATGTTGCTGTCATAGTCACCCTACTTGTATACCAATGTCTGGAGTTGTTATAACTACTTCTCCTAATGTCAATGCCAATAGCAGAGGAGTTGCAAGGATAAGCGATATAGTTCTAGGAGGATGTGGTCATACAGGAACTTTAGTTACAGGTTCTCCTACCGTCTTTGCTAATGGACTCAGTAAGAGTAGAATTACAGATTTGTTTGTTGGATGTTTTACTGGACACATGGTAACAGGTTCACCAGATGTTAACGTAGGAGTTGAAGGAGGAGGAGCTTATACAGAAGTAGACTTTGGAAATGTAGACGATGAAGAAGGAGTGGACGATGGATTAAATATCTATCCTCCAGTAAAATATTATACTCCATCTCCAGAACAAATTCAAAGATCAGCGGAGTTAAGTGTAGCTCCAACTACTACAGTTGAAGGAGATACTGTAGACCCTCCAGTTTCGGCTGGAGATACACCACCTACTTCCTGTATAGCATTGCCAAGTATACCTCCACCTGATTCTTTTTCTTTGACTAGTAATTTTACTCTTGGTGCAATGACTAAAGAACCAGCAATTTCTACATATCCTATTAGAGCACAAGCAGGATACACAATGGAAGACATTGTGTGTAATCTGCAAGCATGGGCCGAACACATAGGAGAAGCGTTGATTGCTAGATATGGATCAAGTATGTTTCTTACTTCTGGATTTAGATGGGGAGATGGTTCTTCTCAACATGAAAGAGGAGAAGCGGCAGACATACAGTTTACAGATTTTACAAATGCAAATTACTATAATGCGGCTTTATGGGTAAGAGATAATTTACAGTACGATCAATTGATTTTGGAGTACGGAGGTAATAGACCTTGGCTTCATATATCTTTTACAAGAAGCGGAAATAGAGCGGCATCTGCTAGTAACAAATTTGGCACAAGAGTTAGTGCTGGAAATTATGTGTGGAGAGAATTGAGGTATATGCAATGAGTGATTTAGATAAACTAAAAGAAATGGTAGCTGGATATCCAAAACAGATTTCAGATTTGGAAAGCCAGATTACTAGTATAGACAATTTAATAACAGATGTAGATGACCAAGTATCTGCTATAGAAAATGAAGTAATGGCTCCTATGCTTAGTGCTTCTAATGTTTATTTAGCAGACAAGACATTGGAGCTTGGTGGTATTCTTTGTACATATGGTTCTTACGGAGTATCCAATTTAACTGAATGGGCTATAATAGCTTTACCAGGGCCATGTCCTGTTTCTTGGCCCCCTCCTCCAGTTCCTCCTACAGTAATTCTTTGGGATTCTTCATCTGTAACTCCAAGTGGAACACCAGAGGAAGTAGAGCAGTATTACAGACAGCAAGATTTTCCAGAAGCATATGGACATATACATGATCCTATAGATGCTTCAATAACTTATGGAACTTATGGACTACTTGCAAATAAAGGAAATCTACAAACAGGAAAATCAGTAGTACAAAAGAACAAGGCAAAGATAGAAACTATCTTTCCTATATATGAGCAATTCACAACATGAAATTTTTAAACTATCTTATAGAAGCTAGAGAACAGCTAAAAGATTGGATGGGTTATGTAAGAAGAAATAAAGAGCTTCAAGCGGCAGTTTCTATCTTGTCTAAGATAAACAAAAAAGGATATAAAGCTTATATTGTAGGTGGTTCTGTAAGAGATATTATCTTAGGGAATTTGAAACCACATGATGTAGACATTGCTACAAACATGCCAATGGAGGAGCTTTCCAAACTCTTTAGGACTTATGATATTGGTAAGTCTAAAGACTTTGGGATAGTTGTAGCTAAAGAAGGTGGGTTTGATTTTGAAATAGCTCAATTCAGGACGGATGGAAAATACTTTGATGGTAGAAGACCTGAATCCGTACAGGTAACAGGAAGCTTTGAGGAGGATGTAGGAAGAAGAGATTTTACTATAAATGCAATGGGCCTAAATTCAAATGGTGAGATAATTGACTACTTTGATGGAAAAAGAGATATCAAAAATAGAGTTTTGAAAACTGTAGGTGATCCTTATAAACGGTTTGGAGAAGATTATTTGCGAATGATGAGACTCGCAAGATTTTCTTCCAAGTTGGATTTTGAAATTGATCCTACTACAAAGAAAGCGGCTAAGAAGCTTTCACCGAATATATTAAGCCTGTCTCCAGAAAGGATCAAAGAAGAGCTAATGAAATCAGCGGCTCAGAGTGGAGAGAAGTTTGCCAAGTATATTCAAATACTAGATGAGCTAAAGATATTAAAATATGTGCTTCCAGAGATAGTAAATTTAAAATGGTTTAGAGAAAATCTACAGCATCATCCAGAGACAAGGGGAGAAGGAGGAACAGTATTTAGCCATGTTATGTCAGCACTTAAAAAAAGCGATACTGAAAATCCGCTTAAAAATTTGGCTATACTTTTACATGATATCGGAAAGGGAGTTACCTTTGCCCCACACAAATCAGGAGGAACACCAACATACTACAGCCATGCAGAAAAAAGTATAAAGCTTGTGGATGCAATAGCTGATAGACTGAAAATGAGTAATAAGGAAAGAGATTCAATTATCTTTGCAGTAGGAAACCATATGAAGTTCCATAAGATTTTGGATATGCGTCCAGCTAAAGTTGCTCAACTAGTCAATGATGATAATTGGGATGTGCTTGTAGCTGTAGGAAGAGCAGATGAGTTTTCAAGAGGAGAAGTATTCAAACATGCTGGAGAGTTTGAGAAGATAATTGATAAAGCTATCAAGATTAAAAATAAATACGGAACTAAAGAAGTTGGAAAGCGTATAAAGCTTGTAGATGGAAAACATGTAATGGCTATTACTGGCATGAAACCAAGTCCAAAGCTTGGAGAAGTAATTCGTAAAACAACGGAGTGGATCATGGATAATGATATTTCTGATCCAGAAAAAATAGATGACTACATTAAGAGGATAGCATGATGGATTTAATAGACAAATATCTAAATGAAGCTACAGCTAATGTAAAATCAATGACAGACGATGAGCTATTGAGTTTCTGGCAAGATCAAAAGAGAAGAAATTTCAATAAAATGAGCGGTAAGTTATTTGTGGCTTTTATGGATGAAATAAAGAGGAGAAATTTAACAAGCAGATTATGAGATTTGAAGAATATCTTATAGAAGATAAAAAAGTAGAACAAGCTAAGATGAAGCTTGCTAAACAGTTAAATGTAGACTCAAAATATCTTGACTATATAGGTGATGATAAGTTTGGGTATTACTTCAACATAACCGATTCTAAACATAAAGAATATAAGAGTACCAAGTTTGTGAGAAGAAAATGAAAAAGAGATGTCCAGAGTGTGGAAGAAACAGGAGACTTGATAAAAGGTTTTACAATAATAAGTCCACAAAGGATAAGAAGCAAGGGATATGTAAAGATTGTCAATTAACTAGAAATAAAGAGGATAGAAAGACAGAGAATTACAGAAAGTTAAAGAGAATAAGAGATAAAAAATGGAAGCAAGACAATAAAGACTGGATGAAAGATTACAATGCTCAGTATTATAAAAAGTACAAGGAAAGAGTAATGGCAAGAAGAAATACAGAATCTATCCTAATTATCGAAAATGGTAGTAAAAAAAGTATAAATAGAACTAGGAATAAGACTCCAAAGTATATTCCAGATGATATAGTAATTAATCCTCAGAGGAGAAAAGATGGTTGACCAAAGTTTTTTTTGGAGTGATATAGACGAAAATTATAGTAGACAAGATAATGGAGACATTCAAAGGGATACGGATGTAGCCGCTATATATAATAGTTTAAGAAATATCATATTGACTGTACAAGGTCAACGGAGGATGCTCCCTACTTTTGCAACTAACGTATGGGGGCTTTTGTTTGAACCTATTGATGAAATTACAGCAAGGCTAATAGCAGAAGGATTACTAGAGTCAATACGAATTTGGGAAACAAGAATAGAAGTAACTGGTTTTGATATAGAACCAAGACCAGATGAAAACTATTACCGTTGTAGGCTCAAATTTACAATATATGGACGATCACAAACGGAGACAATAGATTTTATTTTGACTAGATAACAGGAGTAAGACATGGCAGAATTCACACCAACCTACCTTGAAATAGACTTTTTAACATTGGTAGATAAATTTAGGGAGGAGTTAAAAGATAGCGATATATATAGGGATTATGATTTTGAAGGTTCTAACATTTCCATTATGATAGAGCTTATGTCATATATCGGAGAATTAACTACCTTCTTCACAAACAAGATTGCAAAGAATGTTTACTTAGAAACGGCAGATGTCTATGAAGCCGCAAACAGACTAGCTAGGCAAGTTGGCTATGAACCAAAAGGTATAAGGGCCGCTAGAGCTACTCTAACTGTAACAGTCTCAGGAACTTCACCTGGTGACGTTATTAAAGTTCTACCTTGGAAGCAATTGAATTCTGGACGTGCTGATAGTGAGGGAACGTCAATTTTCTTTGCCACTACTTCTGAATCCCCTATTGTTACCGCTTCTGGTACTTCTGTAACATTCCCTTTGTTAGTAAGACAAGGACAAATAATAGACTTAGAAAATTATTCTGGAGATGATCTAATTGACAATGAATTGATTCTTCCAGAAGACTATGCATATGACGATGATTTAACAGACGTGTATCCTTCATTGAGAGTACTAGTTAATGATGTTCAATGGGAAAGGTTATCTGATTTTTATTTAGACTTAATCCCTCAATCCTCAGATGATGTTTATATGTTTATATATGACAGGTACAGAAGAAGTAAAATCGTTTTCAATGAAGCAAGAAATGTTCCAGCTAAAAATGACAGGATAGATGTTAGGGTGCTGGATTCTTTAGGGCCAGATGGAGCTATAGCGGCAGATGCAGGAGAGCAATGGACTATTATTGATTCTCCATTTATACAAAGATTTCCAGCAGGAGGAACAGGATATTTAGATGTATTAAATGATTCTATTACAATTTCTCTTTCAGCCGCAAGTGTTGGGGCTTCTGATCCTGAAACAATTACGGAGATTCAATTTAATTCTCAGTCTGCTTTGAGAGCACAATTTAGAGATGTTACTCCTAATGACTACAATTCATATTTATCTTCACGCTCAGATGTTATTAGGGCCAATGCGTGGGGAGAGCAAGACATATCTCCTTCCGCTGGTAATCCTCAAGAATATAACATTGTACATCTTAGTGTTATTCCTCAAGTATGGGGAAACAGTACTATTCCAGTATCCGCTGGATCATTTACAACCGATTGGGGAGTATCAGCTTCAACCATGTTAGCTCTTGGATACAAGGCATCATGGGAAGATGAGCTACTTAATTATCTAGCTCCAAGAAAAATGATATCTGCTTATGAAATATTTGAAGTGCCAGATTTGGTTTATTTTACATTTGAGATAGGAGTAAGAAAGAAAAGAATATACACATTTTCAGATGTTGCAGAGGATGTATTACAAAAACTTATTTACTACTTTAGGCCACAAAATCAATTATTCAATAGCGAAATGGACTTTAAGGACGTTGTAGAGTTTTTACTAGATACAACTCAAGTGTCTCCAGACGATGAGTTTCCAAATATTAAGGGTATAAGAAATCTAAATATACGTGATATTAACGTATGGACTTCTTTTACTAATTCAAAAACAGTCTATGCTCATAACGCTCATTATAGTCTATATCCAAGATGGGTAGATAAACCTTGGACTAACAGAGACAATATGCTTAATCAAGTACAGCTTGGATTAAACCAATTTCCTATTTTGGCTTATGATGCAGTAAAGATTATAGAGGAATACTAATGAATGAGAAACAAGCAGTACAGGAAATAGTAACCGCAATTACTCCTGAATTATGGTATCTGTTCTTTCAAATGGTATTAACAGCTATTATGTCATTGGCTTTAATTCAGGTTCTTAGAAGTCTTGTAGCATATTTTTTTGTTAGGATGGATAAAGAACTTTCTAGGAATGTGAAAGTAGTCTATGACGGAAGAGAAGGATATATAACAGATATTAATGTACAGAATCTTACTATTACAATGGTAAATGGAAATGAGGTATTTATTCCAATTACTAAGGTAAGACAGATGATATGGGAAATACCAAAAAGAAATGGAAAACCGCAAAAGAAAGATTAATGTAGTAAAAATTATAACGATAATAGCCACTATTTTAGCTATAGTAGTTTCTGGAATTACTATATATAATGAATTCATAAAGGACGATGGTATATACATTGAACAAAGATTGTCTCCTGAATTAATGGATAGACTTGGAAGTGGTGATAGTGGTGAAATAACTATAGAAAAAGGTATAACTATCAGGAGAGACAATAACGATGGGTAAGTTTTCAGACCCCAATTATCAATTACTTCAAAGATATTTCAATATCTTAGCAAGTAGAAAAGCTGGAACGCAAAAGTCATTTCTTGCTGGCCCAAAAGAAGGTATTTGGGTAGATGGAGGAGCGTTCTCAGTTCTCTACGAAAATAATCCTACCAAGGGATTCGTAGGTCATAAGTTTCTTATAAGAGAGATAGATGGAAACCGTTTTAAAATGGAGTATAAAGGAGTCTATCAGGATTTTAAGAAATATAGATTACTAGAATCTCCTGATACAGAAACCCCCG